TCAGCACTAGTAACTGATACCTGGTTGCTAATTCCATCAATTCTTACGCTTAATGCGTTATCTGCACTGACACGGTTTGATAATTCAGCGGCCACTGCACTTGTACGATTTGATATTTCAGAATTGATTGCACTTATTCGATTACTAATTTCATTGCTCAATGCATCGCTTACAACATTGATATTACTTAATAGGTTTGCTTTTGCACTGACCAAATCAGCACTGGTAACTGATACCTGATTACTAATACCATCTATACGAACACTCAATGCATTATCTGCACTGACTCTATTTGATAATTCAGCGGCAACTGCACTGATACGATTTGATATTTCATTACTTAATGCGTTACTTACAATATCAACACGAACACTCAATGCATTGTCTGCACTGACTCTATTTGATAATTCAGCGGCAACTGCACTAGTGCGGTTTGATATTTCTGAATCAATTGCGCTTATTCTATCTACTATCTCTATGCTTACGGTGTTACTTGTTGCATCAATAGCATCAAGTACGTTGCGTGAGCTAACAACCAATGTTGTGTCAACGGTTAGGTTGGGTAAATGTGTAACGCCCACGTCACCAATGTAACGATATCCATATACATAAATTACACTACTGCCACTCATACTGGCAGGTAATGTACCGCCAATAAAGTTTAACGTGCCTGCTTGATAATCAAAATACCATTCACCCACGCCACCACTGCCATCTGCTGAAATTTGTGTACCACCAGACGTAGCTGGATCACTTAACCCACTTGCACCATAATATATTTTTACACGATATGTATTTGTTGCATTAGCAGTATCAAATTCTGGAGGGATCCAATTTGTTAAACTGGTTTTCCAAGTGGGGTACGCAGTACCACCAATTTTGTTTGTGGTAATGTCACCAACACATTCAATTTTACTTGTGGTTTGATATGCTTGTACAATAGTTGCCACCGCGGCAGCAGTCGCGGGTATACTTGCCGCTTGTGTCCAGGTAAGATCACCACGGTTTAAAGTTGGGCTAGCAATAGCCTCATTACCCGGACTCTTGTTTGCGGCTGTATCAGTCTTGGCAACGCCGTAGAGTTTCTTAAGTAATAAGTCTGTTTTAATTGTATCTGTAATTGCCATTCTATTCCTCTATTATACCGTTGAAGCGCCAATATATAATGCTGTTATTGCTTGTCCAGCGGTTAATTTAATCCTTATCCAAATTTCGTTGCTAGTAGCACTACTTGATGACAACGAGCCAAACGAACAGTTAATTGACTGTGTACCAGTATTAGCTGGAACAAAATTTCCGCCCAACGCACATCCACCAGAATTAGCATTATCAATTGCCAAACTTAACCAACTATTTATATGCCCTGTGGCCAGGTTAGTTTGGCCAGGCATTGCACAAAATATTCCAGCAACACCAGTACTAGTAGCATACGTAATGTTAAATTTACTGACACCAGTTCTAACAAACTTAAATGTAAAGTATTGAGCACCGGCACCACGTGAGCTTAAGTCTGGTCCCACCGGCAAATAACCTGTGGAATAATTTGTTGTGTTATATTTTAGTGCATGTGTGCCAGTTCCGGTACCAACTACGGTCGCATCTGTGGCTTGCAATGTACTAAATGCTGCCGCACCAGCAGTAAATGCTGGATTGTCTGTGGCTGTACCACCGTCTGGATTTGTTACCCTGAAGGCCAATCCGCTACCACTACCCAATGTGGTGTTAAAATAAATATTCGTTTCTTCCAAGAAACTAGTAGAACCAGTTGTACCGGTTTTATATAAGATAACAGAACCCAAGTTTGGCAATGCAGTTGCAGTAGTAGTGTAACTATTGTCAGCAGTATAAGATGGTACTTGTGATGTGGTGGTTTGAGCACCAAATCCAGAAATAATATTTGTTGTATAAGTTGTGCTGTTTGGTCCTGCACCTGCTGTTACAGTAGTGGTAGATGGCAACGTGGTATATGCCAAGTTGGCATATGTCTTACTTGCCGGAGAACCAAATGCGCCGGCTGCCGCACCAGTTAATATTGTTGAAGCAGTACTAGGGTGACCAGTCTGACCAGCATTCCAAGTAACAGTAAATCCAATATTGTAAACTGTACTACTGGTGTAATGCGGTATAGTACTAGAATTAATTATGCTACTAGAGCCAAGAGCAAATGTTTGACTAGCAAATGATGGTGCCACAGTTGAACTATTGTCATAATACCAAACACCTTGGTTGGTGGTATTTGCACCAAATGTTGTGTTACCTGCTCCACTGTGTCTGATTTGTACACTGTTCCAACCTGCAACCACACCAGTACCACTGGCCGCAACATCCATAGTTTCCCAAAATCCACGTTGAGCTGTAGTTGCTGGATAAGCTATATTGTTAGTTAACACTAATGAATCATTGTTTGTAGTATAAGTGCCAACATCTGGTTTTTCTGTTAATGTAATTGTACCGCCACTGGCTGTTGTGCCGCTAAACGCAGTTGTTCTAACACCAGTTGTATAGTTATAATTGTCCAGCGTCACTGCTGACCCCAATACATTTGTTACATAATAGTAATTTCCAGATACCAATCCGCCAAACGATGCACTGGCTTGAACTACGTGCCCAGCCGCCAATACACCAGAAGAAGGAGTGCTCACAGTTACCACAGCACTACTATTTGTGGTATTAGTCACAGTATAATAAACCACGTTAGCTGTAGTATTGCCAACCGTCATGGCATGTGAACCGCCTGCAACAGTATTGCGATATACAGTTATAGTTCCACTGTCGCCAGGACCTGTTGTGGTAATTGTATTAGTACTATATGTAGTAGCTCTACTTACATATACTATTGTGCCAGCCGCGGCAGTTGTAATATTGGTAGCGTCATTATTAGTTTGGCTACCAGCAGCCGTAAACATAATACGTTGCGTCGGGCCAGAAATTGTCAATGCTACTGCATTGGGAAACGCTGAAGGTTGGCCTGGTACTAATTTGTTTAACACTTGATTTAATTGTGCCAGTCCGTCAGTTAAACTAGTGGAAGTTGCCATGGTCACGGCACCAGCTAATGCACCCAACGTTGGAGTACCGATTGCCATACTATTTGCATTTGGGGCCACTATTGTTCCAGTAAATGTTGGGCTAAACTTGGGAGCATAAATTACTGATACTGAATTACTTAGTGCCGAGATTGCATTTGATAGTTTACCATCAACACTAACCAGCTGGGCACTTACTACTGACAATGCGTTACTAACAAAATCAACACGGACACTCAATGCATTATCTGCACTAACTCGATTTGATAATTCAGCGGCAACTGCACTTGTACGATTTGATATTTCTGAATTGATTGCACTTATGCGATTTGATATTTCATTGCTTAATGCGTTACTTACAACATTGATATTACTTAATAAGTTTGCTTTTGCACTTACCAGGTCAGCACTGGTAACGGATACCTGGTTGCTAACTGAGTCAATTCTTAAACTTAATGCATTGTCTGCACTGACACGATTTGAAAGTTCAGCAGCCACAGCACTTGTACGATTTGATATTTCAGAATTGATTGCACTGATGCGATTTGATATTTCGTTACTTAATGCGTTACTTACAGTATCAACACGAACACTCAATGCATTATCTGCACTGACACGATTGGATAACTCAGCGGCCACTGCACTTGTACGATTTGATATTTCTGAATTGATTGCACTTATGCGATTTGATATTTCATTGCTTAATGCGTTACTTACAACATTGATATTGCTTAATAGGTTTGCCTTGGCACTAACTAGATCAGCACTTGTTACACTAACCTGATTGCTTACTGAGTCAATTCTTACGCTTAATGCGTTATCTGCACTGATACGATCTGATAACTCAGCGGCAATAGCACTATTACGATCTACAACTTCAACCGACAAAGCATTACTTAGACGGTCAATCGCACTGATACGATTTGATGTTTCTTTATCTATCGCACTATTACGATCTACTATTTCAACCGACAAGGCATTGCTTAATCTATCAATTGCACTGATGCGATTTGATGTTTCTTGGCCAATAGCACTGTTGCGATCTACAACTTCAACCGACAAAGCATTACTTAGACGGTCGATCGCACTGATACGATTTGATGTTTCTTTATCTATCGCACTATTACGATCTACTATTTCAACCGACAAGGCATTGCTTAATCTATCAATTGCACTGATGCGATTACTAATTTCATTGCTTAATGCATTACTTACAATGTCAACACCATATTGCAATACTGACAAACGATCACTTAGATGATTAATACTAATTCCACCCAGACTCAACAACAGGTCTACTCGGGCACTTAGTCGTTGATCTTCTGATAGTCTAGCCGCAATTTCTACTGACACCAGTTGACTTACTACATCAACATGGGCACTTAAATTATTAATGTGTGACCGAACTGAAACCAAATCTGCACTAGTAACTGACACTTCCTGACTTATTGAGTCAATTCTTAAACTTAGGGCATCGTCTGCACTGATACGATTTGATACTTCTGCACTTAACGCATTGCTTACAATATCAACACGAATACTTAATGCGTCATCTTGAGTTATTCTACCAGCGGTCTCAACTGATATACGTTGGCTTATGCCGCTCAACGCATTAGATACTGTATTAATATGATCTTCAAGAGTGGCACTAGCAGTTTGACGGTTGGCTATCTCGGCACTTAGCGCATTGCTTACAATATTGATATTGCTTAATAAATTATTCTTTACGCTGACCAGGTCGGCACTTGCAACAGATATGGTATTAAGTGTTGATGTAATTCTAGAACCAAGTGCAGTGTCTTCACTTTGCCTGGCCGCTGTTTCAACAGATAGCCGTTGACTAATTGCACTGGCTGCATTGGAAACTGTATTGATGTGTGATTCAAGATTGATACTAGCCTGGGCGCGAGTTGCAATCTCACTGCTTAATGAATCATATACAGTATTGTAGTTACTTTGTAATGAATTTTTAACGCTAGTTAAATTGGCACTAGTAACTGATATAGTATTCTGAGTCGATGTAATTCTAGAACTTAAGGCAGCGTCTTCACTTTGTCTCGCCGCAGTTTCAACCGATAGCCGTTGGCTTAATACGCTCACCGCATTGTTTAAAGTTTCTTTAATTGATACAACATTGGCACTGGTATTCTGTGATGAAGTAGTTGCTGTTCCGCCACCACCACCTGTTGTTGCAACAGAATTAATTCTAGCACTAAGGACCGCATCTGCACTTATACGTGCGGCATTTTCAACAGACAAGCTGCCTTGAACTACCGACTGAGCGACACTAACAGCGTTAATGTGGGCTTCTATTACACTACTAGCAGACCCACGATCATACATTTCCTGACTTAGTCGGTTGTATGTGGATGCTACTGCGGCACTTACAGTATTGACATGAGCTTCAACCGATGCTACTGCGGCACTTATTGTTTGGGCGTGAGAAATGCCAGACACCACGGCAGCATTAATAACGCTAATGGCATTGTTAATTGATACGTCTGCGCCAATGCGGGCACTTGTTTCTTTGGATAAGGCATTGCTGACGACTGATACCGCATCGTCTAATGCATCTATTGCTGAATGAAAATCAGCACTGGCCACGGAGCCAGCACCTTCAACAGGTACCGACGTAGAATTAGTGATTACCCAGCCGATACCATTGAATCGCCAGGTTCTGTCACCAAAAGTGTATGTATCATCGACTGCCGGATTCAGTGGAAAACTTAATGCCATAATAGTTTTATCTCAACATGTATTCGGTATTTATGTGAATGGTATTATTACCATTTTGACAAAATACAGATTAAAGACAGCTAGAATCGTTGCAAAACCACCGATTTTCGCCTACCATGTACCAGCTGACCAGGCTACACGTTTCCAGATATGAGTGGAGGTATTGACGTAATTTGCCGTGCAATAATAGATATATGTAGCGTCAAATGCCACTTGTCCGATCACATCTCCAGATACTCCATAGCTGTGTGCTGGTACCGTGGCAGTAGGCAATGTCACTCGCCCATTGGAATTTAAAATAAGTTGAACCGTGTTATTCGTTAGCTTATTTGGAAAACTCAACCCTCCAGTATTACCAAATTCTATCCATTGGCCACTATCAAAGTAAATATATTCTATTCCGTTGTCGGTATCAATCCAGAGTTGGCCGGGCACTGGGTTCAATGGTGGTTCAGGTGATATTGTAGCAGTAACCGCCGCAATATTTTGTGGATGCCCACCTGGTGTAATTCCATCATGAACTACCAATACATTACTAGTGGTGTTAATTGTAACTTCACCAGAACTACCCACAAATGTACTAGTGGCGTCAGCATTTCCTCGTCTGAGTTTAAGTATCTTAGGCATTGCCGATTTCACCCAAGTCGTATTCGTCAGTATTGTCTGTAGCAACAGTATCAATAGCTGGGTAAACGCCTTTAATTACATGCATCTGTCCACTTACACCGTAATTATCATCGCTGTAAGCAATGATGTCTGTAGTAGGATCCGCATTGCTGGTTAATTTTACACTGAAATTATAGAACCCAGATGCCAATGCTACTGTGTCGGCGGCCGCAATAACAACCCTAGCCGTTCCCAGCGTATGGAAAGTACTACCATCGTCAGTTAACGTAGCTGTCTTGGACAATACTACCAGTTGTTCTTCTTGATCTATTACATACATCTTGATAGTTTTTCCAATCACAGACACTGGTTTCTGGTCCTGATTAGTGAATTTTAATTCGACGGTATTGTCTATATTTTTATAGATTTTCACTGGAGTAGAGTACACAACTTTGTTCCTTATAGTTGGCGTGGTTTCATCGATTATTAATATCGGTACCTGTTGGTTTACTAAATATCTGATGATGGTTTGCATAACTAATATTTAGCCAAAAGAGTGGACGACACAACAACAAAATTACTAAATCAATTTCCTTTTATAAGTTTTCTCACTTACGGTGGAAATGAATATCTGGGAATTATACAGAACTGTGATCAATATATCACCAATGTGTACGACTACGGAAAATTAATATCCGCTAGCGATAAACAACTGTTCTTGGAACTGGGGGAAGTATGGTGGTGGGAAAGTAACCGCACTATACCAATCAATATCTTTATGAAACAAGACTGGGCACCATTTAGGTATTGCTTACGTACTCTAAACAGTAAAGATGTAGCGGTTATTCATGGTCCACAGATTAATCTGCGGAATTTGGCGCAAAAACGTATTAAGCGCAAACAGATTGTTCTGGTAAAGAAGATTCCGCGATAATTTCTTGTTGTAATAATAGCATATTAACTGCCACCAGATGTGCGTATGCTACTGCATGTGACTTACGAAAAACATAGCCATCTTCGTCACGATCCCATACGTTTTTTGCAATTTCCAGCCAGGATTTGTTGGCTAAATGCCGTTTACTGGGCCTAATTATAGCCAGGAACATCGCCAACTGCTCTATGCTAGTGATAGGTTCAGGTAAACGTTGTAACAAGTCGTATGAGTTATTTAGATGCATCAACCTCTCGCAAAACTCACGAGCTTGCAACAATTCCCACAATGGTTCTGTGGCCATCAGATCAAGTAAATGCGCTTCATCTCGTATCTTTTGATACAGATGTACGTTAAGAAAATCTATCTTTTGGTATCCCAATCCTTCTGCAATCTTGTAATCCATGGTTGCCAAACCAGTGATGGGATTGTGCGGAATCTGAGTGACATATACTCCACTGGGATGCCGTTTAATTTGTTGGTCTTTAATAATTACCGCGGGGATATGCGGTATAACTGCCAACAGCAAATTACGATCCGGCATATCAAGATCAATATCGCCACTTTCCATTTAAAAGCCCGCCTCACGTAACATGTGTTTGGCCCACTCTACATCTGCTGGATAATCAATAAATTTCTTTTTCCAAAAAGAAGGATCAATCCAGGGAAACACAATAGCAGTTTGCTCGTCAGTTAATGTGCTTAGAAAATGCATACCACTGTCACAGTTGTAAATGGTCCATGCTGTGATACGCCCTTGTGTTATTTGATAACATAGTTTGTTGCTGTTACCATAGCTAAACATATGATTAAACTGACTGCCATTTTGCTCTGCCCAGTCCTGTGCCGTTTCAATAGCCCTGGCCAACGCATCTTGTGCTGGTTCGTATCGCAAATGCTGTGTTAGATACTCAGCATAAATTTTATCATGACACCACTGATCTAATTTCTTGTTCTGCTTTACCACCCATTCAATAAACTTACTTGGTGCTATAGCATTAATTGCTTTAATGTGTCTACCAAATTTTACAAAGGCAGAGTAATACGAACTTTTGATAAAATCTTCGTATGATTTTAGTTTGGCACTTCCTTGTGTTATTTCATAGAACCGCAGATACGCATTGAGCCCAAGCTGTACGCCTATTTCTTTTTCTTGTTGCCAGCGTCGCTTGGGCTCACACAGATGAACTGCAAGAGTGGATTCTTTGCGGAATTCTTTGTCACAATATCGACATTTATTAGTCCCGGCCATGCGATTACTTAATCACAATATCATGTGCTTCCATTAACTCACTAAATTCGTCATCAGACATAATACTCAACCTCATCTCTAGGTCACTGAGTTTGTCAATTGGATAAATTTCCGATAACGCATTAATTTTCTTTGTATCGCTTTTGGTAGGTGATGGTGCTTTGATCCATTTATGATATCGTGGAGTAAGTTTATATGGTGCCACAGTAGTCATTACCAGCCACTGCAATTTTCTATGCTCTTTAGATATATCAAAGAAGTTCATGTTAGCATGTTGATTGGCTGAACGCAAATAGTAATCTGCCAGCAAATTATCACCCTGCACTGACGATGCATATCGTAATGTTAGAAACCCGCTGAACTTTTTCTTTAATTCATCAGATAGTCTATCATAGAAATCACGATCCTTGGCATCCAGTGCAGAGCACAACGATTTTAAATCTATAGTTGGTGCTGGTGTTCGTTTTTCTGCAGGTGTTTTACTTTTCTTTGGTTTTGTCATTTGGTTTACTTAGATAATAAAACATTTTAACACGTTCTAATTCATCACGCAACCCAGGATTTGTCTTGGCTGCTCTACGTATTTCACTCCAGAGTTTATCATCCATTATATGATCGTGCAGTGGTCTTCCGTCAGATGTTCTATTGTCATACTCCCATCCAATTTCTTGTCGCGTACTGGGATCAGAACCAAACTCTCTGGCATAAGTTATCCCGTCTGCTTGTTCATAAATGTATGTTGCTCCTGGTATTAAATTTCCCATAGTTACCACGCTTTGTTTATATCAACTATCTCGCACTGCCGGCTGACATCCTTGATAAAAAACGCACATAACGGTTTTTCACCATCAGTTAATGGCACAGCAAGTAATTGATTGTTTTTTAACTTGGGAAAGTACCACTTTACATCTTGATATATTTCTAGTATTTCAATCTTTGCAAATGCTGGTCTGAAGCTACCCATGGGGTTGAGTGTAAATGCACTAAATCCACGATCATTGATTGACGTTAGCGGAACGATTTCTAAATCACCCACTTCAGCCTCTCCAATTAATATTTGCCAATCTACTGGCATCTTTAAAACATGAGTTCCAATACGTATTACTAATGCTGGTGCATTAAAACTTTCCAAGAAAATTAACGGCATGAAAAAGTAATCGGGATTCTTGGGATTACTATTATCCAAAACGCAAAATCTTAAATCGTCTATCTCGTCTGGTATGCTGTCTAATTCATATGATATGTTGTCGTTAGTTAAAAGTTTCATGCAGGGTGTGGTCCTTTTTTATATTCTATACTGTTACTTCTGTAATGTCAACACCACGCAGCCTTCTTTATGTTGAAATTATAATTAGCTTCTTTGTAAAACTGTTTGCGTTTGGTAAGATGTCGTTTGGCAAACTTACAGGTACTTGCAATGTCCCAGATATTAACAAAATCTTTATCACCTGATTTACGCAATCCGCGTCCTATACTTTGTATCACACGCACAAAACTCTTGCCTGGTTCAATCAAAACAACATTGAACAATCTGGGTACGTTAATACCCACTGCGGCAATACCATATGTGGCAATAATAGTCTTGTTGTCGTTTACAGCCACTTCATCATATTGTTCTTTTCGAGCTACGTCTTTGGTGACACCGCTGATGAATACGCTATTGGGTATATACTGCTCCAACATCTTGCCAGCCTGAATCCGATCAATCAACACCAATGTATTGCCAGTTTCGGCGATCTCTGCTATTACGCTGGCGATATATTTAATGCGATCTTCGTTAGTAGTCAAATATTGTAGCTCTTTCTGATACTCTTTATACTCGCCGTGATCCTGCAATTGGATAATATTAACTTCACAGTTGGCCAACACGCCCTGATCCTGTAACTCACTAGCAGATAACTTGCCAACTACCTCGCCCAAACTAACTCTAAGAGCAAAAAACTCAAATGGTTCTTTGGGTATAGTACCCGTCAATCCCCAGCGTATAGGAATCATTCCCATTACACCAGTTAACATGGTCTTCAACACTTCAGCTTTAGCCATGTGAACTTCGTCCACCATGATACAAACAACACCCGCCAAGAAATCCTGTATGGTTACTTCTGCTACACCATTCTTGGTGTTCTTGAACATGTTATTTAGGCTTTGCCATGTACAAATGGTATGAGTCTTGTTAAATTCTTTTCGATCACCAAAATATACACCTACATCTAATCCCAGATTTTTATAGTCAGCCTCAGTTTGTGTAACCAAGCTCTTGTTGGGCACAATAACGATGGTACGTCCGTATGGTTCACATCGATGACTCAGCACAGATGTGATTAGAGTTTTGCCGGCGCCGGTAGCTACTTCCTGCAAGCATTGCGGATTGGCAAAGAAGTTATTGATCACATCTACTTGATAGTCACGAAGTTTAATAGGTTGGCCAGCATCAGGATGGCCAACCGGCCAGGTTTTGTGGCTGTAACTATCCTCTGCTACTTTCTCAAACGCAAACTCACGACGATAGTCACGCTGATCAATTAGCTCAAATTCATACCCTTGCTGATCCAGGTAAGTGAGAATGTCTGGCAACAGGTTGATATAACTACTGCCACCCAACGTAAAGAAGGATACCTTACCATCCCATCTGCCCAGCCTAACTGCGGGTAAATGTCGTGCGTAAGGCAACTCAAAACTAAATTTCTTTACTAGATTTTTTCTAGTGGTTAAATCTAATCCCTGTAATGTGACATTGACTTCATCTTTAATTAATATCTTTGTTTGCACTAGTTTCCTTGTTGATATACCAGATGTTGTTTGTGGTGTTAAACAACAAATGCCAATCTAAATTGGAGTTATCAGTTATAATTAACGCATTTTCCGTTGGTATTGGTAACGATACTCCAAACATTCCGCCGCTACTGTTGCAAGTATAGTGATATACGTGCTCACTGTCAACCGCTATACCTTCGTCTAGCGTAATTTTAGCCCTTGGCGGAGGGTCGGTTATTACTATTACTGGTCCTTTTCCAGTCAGCTGACAATAAGTTTTGGCTGTATCTATATAATTATCCCGATGCATTTTTACTGTTCTAGAAATCATAAGTGAAAATAACATACCAGGATCAGGATAATTTTGCAGTAATCGATATAATTCTCTGGTTGTATTAAGAGTAAGTTTGTAATTATATTGCCAAGAACGATCACATAATTTTATTAATCCAGTTATATCTTTTTCTGCCAAATGATCCGTCAGTTCAGTTGTAACATTTTTAAAGGTGCCATCTGCTTGCAGAGTAGGTGCAAACATTTCTTCAGTAGTATCAGATTTAAATTTTTCCAGGTTATTGTATAGCTCGCACACTTCAGCACCCACAGCAAAATTATGTTTTTTGGCAAAGCACATGACAAAATCTAGATTGTGTTCGCTGGGATAGATCACCCAACTATGCGATTCCTTACTCCACGAAAACTTGCCTTGTTTACCCTTATATGCTTCCAGTTCATTAATCAATTCTTGATTAAAATTAAATGCCAAGTGTAAGTAGCCGTCAGAGGCCTGTATTACATGTTTGATTTGTTCTACTTCACGTATCTGAAATAGTAGCGGTACTGAATCCAAATTATCTATAGTCACATTCCATTTCGATAATTGTTTTCTATATTTGGTTACTAATAATCTGGCAAGGTCTACCTGCTTGGCAGTAAGTCCCAGTCGTCTAACTTTGACCTGCAATGCAAGATTTCGTATCGGAGCGCGATCAAATCTACTTAACCTGATCATATTTTCTACGGTGATACCGGGTACAGAGATATCGCTTAAATTATGCAAGTAAACAATATAATCTTCTAGATAGATAGGATGCTTCATGGTGTAAGCATACACGATATAGAACACTTAGTCAAAAAAAGGGGACTCGAAAGTCCCCTTTAAAAACCACCGCTAGGAGCGAATAAGCAGTGGGATACAACACCAATATATATGCTACAATTCTGGGCTGTGAAAATTATGCATTACGCATACAGGTGGACTCGGCCATTGCTTTCCACTTCATCGGAAAGCTCTTGTAAAGCTCGGACACTTTAACTGCCATACGCAAGCTCATCTCACGCAAGCGGTTTTGGTTGGTGTCCATGAAGTCAATAATCTCAGCTTGACCCACTTCACCAATGTCATAGTCGCTAAATAATTCACCAGTGCGAGCAACCTGTTTGATGCGAAGCAGTTTGTCGCGCATCGTGTTCAACGTCAGATCCAAGTAGTGGCAACGTGACTGCAATGCATCCAAGTGATCACGCAATTTCTGCGACTTCATTTGGTCAAACTTCAGGTTGGTAATAAAAATCACCGTGCCTTTGAAGTCAAACGTGCTGGGGATGCCTTCGCTACGCAACATGTGGCTATCGGACAACCAGCTGATACGGCGGCGCTTACCGGAATCCAACGCACCTTTGAGCAAGTTCAACGCAACATCATCCAACAAGATGCTATCGCAGTCATCAAACACCAGCACACAGCCTTCATCGCTGTATTTGTAGAGCTGGGTATACAGACCCAATGCAGTGGTACTACCTTTGATAACTTCGCTCTTGACCCGCTTGCCTGAAATCTTGTCAAACAGTGAGGCTTTTTCCAGCTCACGCTCAACACCGTAGCTCTTGCCCACACCCGGAGGGCCGGACACAATCATGGCACGGATGTCACCACTTACTGCGGCTTTGGTCATATCGTCCAAAATCTCAAAGCGGTTGGCAATACGGGTCATTATTTCTTCGTCCGTTTCTTCCACAACAACCGGTGCTACGACTTTAGTATCCTTCAATTTTACATCTCCCATAGTTTGCACTGCATCACGTTCATTGACAATCTGGTAATCACTCATACCAGACACTTTAATACGAAAAATCTTCGGATAACCTGAATACATACCCGCATTATTGACTACAACAAACCCACCGCCTGCGGCGTAGGGTTGAAATTCGGTATTCAATTCAAACACCTGACCCGAAACATCGTTGTTGCGATAAGTACCTGCATTAATACGGATAAATGTAGCCATTTGCTTCGCTCCTTAATTATTAACTTATGTATCTATTATACGCTTTTTGACGGGAAAGTCAAGCGTTTTTTATGTCTTGTAAGTGCTTGATTCTATTAGATAAACTTCACACACGGGGGAATTCTACGGTTCAAATTACGGATTTTACCCATGGTTTCCATCAACTGCTCTTGCAAAATCGTGCAGGCAACGCCAGTGCAGGCCGCCATACCTGTTTGTAGGCGCATCGCTTGAGCAACCAAGAACTGCTTCTTCTGCACTTTTTTGGCATGTTCCGCCGGAACCATCGCTTGCCTACCACCCACTGTCATTTGCACATAATTTTGCATTTGTTACTCCTTGTTATCTAACTGTATGTAGCTATTATACAGTAATTGACCAAGAAGTCAACCAAAATAAGCAACAATAAAAACTCAATGAAATCAATGAGTTACTTGGCTATATGCCACGCTTCCACGGCCTTTTCAGGAGTTCCAACGGTAAGATCCACAAGTAAACGATAGTGATCCCATGCTTCTTGCAAGGATGCGTTACTTGTTGCAGGGCTGGGCAACACATCAGCCCAAACGCAATCTGACGGAACTCTGTCTCTGTGTACACCATGAATGCGTGGCTGGTGAATTTTGCCAGTATCCCAAAGGTGCAATGCTACTTCGAGACATTCTTTTTCATCTAAGCCAAGCAGGTAATCTGGACGATGCATATAGTCCAGCACAGTTATCTCAAGTTGCTCAAGAGTTTCAATTCGTGTGCTAGCAACAATGACTATGACATCCTCTATTTTTACTTTGCCCTGCATAATATCGCGTATACATTGACCGAAACTAAATCCTATTTTCATATCTTATCCGTTCAGGCTATTAAAATGAGTAGGGGTCATTACTCGTGTTGCGTTATGATTGCAAGCATTGACCATACGATATCCATTTGTATCGTAGTCATTGATGCATTGCCGCCATTCGTTTAGTAATCGTTGCTCAAGTTCTTTGAGCCAGTTTGCTCTCCAACTATTCTCCGTGGGATCAAGTAAAGCCAATTTATCGCGAACAGAATCTAACCGTTTACCCAATACATCAAGCTCATTGAGGTTCTTTTTTTGATGTGTCATCTGCATTTGCGATATCCTTGACAAATTTGATGGTTTTACGGAGGGTGTCAAATACATATTCGTCAGCTTCGTCGTCGTTATTTACTGTAACAACAAAGCCGTTATTGACTTTACGCATTTCTAGACTAGAAAACATGATGATCCTTGGTTAGAGTTAATGAACAATATACACACTATAACAGCTGATGCGCCACAAGTCAACTGCCTGTTCATCAAAATTAAATTAGTGGTACGATTCTGCCAGTGACATCATAGATCAAATTCTCCAGCATACGCATAGCTTGGTCATGCTTTTTAAGAGCGAATGCATCGGCAATTTGATTTATCGCAGTGACAGACCCAGTGGATGCATATAACATACGTCGGTCAATTTCATCCACCAACTCAGCATCATTAAAATCTTCAATATCAACCTCGACTTCAATTACCTTGTATACATTAACGCTCATGGTGTCTCCTTAAAGGTCTACAGTAAGTTCTTTAACAATTGTCGCTACTGATTTAATGGATGAGATGTTATCTATTGCTTTGCCAGCGAATAGCAATCCCTTACTGGAACTATCTCGTCCGATAAGTAATCCCCTAGTATGATTTGCATCTTCATCCGGGATAGGAGTGAATATTATGGCATTTTGCTTGCTAACTCCAATATTTCGAACATTTGCAAAAGATTTTTCAAGCATCGCAAGTTTCTTTTCATAATTAATACAAGATTCTTCTGATAATGCAAATACTGTGCCTAGTCCCACTGCCACTGCCCCAGCATCTAAATATTGTCGTATTTCGGCAGAGGTTGAAATCCCACCTGTTACAATTATAGGTAAATCAGGATACAGCATTTGTAGTTGAGAAAGACGACTAGATAATGGAACCCCGTCATTGACGACCCTGGATGCTCCCTCAGGTCCCTTTATGTCAATAGCATCTACAAGATGTAGATATTCCACCCCTCTGGGATTAGTACTAAGACGTTTAACAATTATTTTAATGTTTTTCTTTT